AGTCGCGAGTAACTATTACGTTAAACTCTCTAAGGCCTTCTCCGAGCTTTATTACGCCCTTTGTGACTTCTGTAACCGTTCGCTTTTCAGTCTCATCTTTGAGAGAGTTGAATAGAGAAGTAAGTTGCATGGCGCCAGTAAAGGCAGTTCTGTATTCGTCTATAATTGCTTTTGACAAAGAGAAGCGGTTTGCCATGTCATCGCGCTGACGTTGCATGGACTGTAGGACACTTAGCTCTTGCTTGGCAAACTTGCGTAGGGCGTTGTAGCCTTCTTCAAACAAGTCTCCGTTACGGAACGCTGACTGTAGAGACGACTCAATAGATGCAAGTTGCGAAACTATCGCAGATTCAAAGCGGCCCATCTCGATAGCAATGGTTGGCAAGACATCAAAGGCACTGAACATATCGGAGAAGCTGAGCTTTAGGGCATCGGCAGCGGCGTTGATTGCCTTTTTTGTTTCCTCAAGCTCGTCTTTTAGCGCTTGTACTTCAAGCCTGTAGTCTTCCCACAACTGAGCCGTGTCTGCAAGCTCTTGTGCCCCAGCAGCCGTTTTGTAGAACTGCTTCTCTAAACCTTCAAGAGGTACTATGCCCGCCTTGATTTTAGTCCAAAGCTGTAGCCAGTTCTCAGCACCCAGGATAGCTTCAATCAAACCCTCGGAGCCAGTCATGTTCTGAAGCTGCAACCTTGCGGTTTGCTTCATTACTTCTTCTTGTATGCCGTCTAGGAATTCTTTTACGTAATCTTTTGCTTCTTCTTTTGCCGCAGTGCTACTGCTGCTAGATCCACCAGTGTCAAGGATGCCCGTCATTGCCTTTTCAAGAGCTAGTCGAGCGTTTGCTATGCCTGCTGCTACCGTTACGGACTTGACGGTCATTAGTTCTATGTCAAGCGCTGCCATCTGCGCAAGCCTAGAGATGTCACCGAACAAAGCTGCCCAGTCTGGGCGTGTAAGGATTGCTTCAATTTGACCAGCCGAGAAGCCTATTTTGTCAAGCGCTTCTGAAGCTTTGCTTTGCGCTGCCGCTTCGTCAATCTCCGCAAAGACTTTAGTTAGGCCAGCTAAATCACCCTCAGCGTCTACTGACTGAATACCCAAGCTGTAAAGAACGTCACCGAATCTAGATGTTTTTGCTGCAAGGGCTTCCGCCTTGTTGGCAGCAATCTCCATCTGCGCTGCAAGACGACCGACTAGGGCCGTGTCTCTGCGGGTTTCAGTATCCTGAATTCCTTCTTTTAGCATGGCTTCGCCGAGCTTTATTCGCGCAACCTGCTTTGTCCAAGCCTTGTCTAGCTCAGAATCAATCCTCATAAGCTCGGTGCCGACGCGGTTCCACTCAGGGCCTAGCAAGGTGTCAATAAACGACTTCTGACCTGGCTTTACCTCTTGAGATTCAGCAATTTCTTTAAACTTAAGTGAGATTCCATCTAGGATTATGTTTGCTTGATCAAGGCCGCCATCAACCACGTCCAGCAGCGGCTTGAATATGCTTACAAAGGTTTTTGCTACAGCCCCGCCAAGAGCAATTACTTGCTCAAGTGGAGCAAGCAACCCGACCAATACGTTGGCAAGGGTTTCAATTAGCGGAACAAGGGCGTCAATTGTTGCGCCCATCTCTTCGCCGATGTCAACAATCTGCTCTCCACCGTCTTGGGCTACGTTTGAAAGAGCGTTGTTTACGGCCGCCAGAGGCGCTTGGAACGGCGAACCGAACGCCACCTGTAGATTGCCCATTACTGCGCTTAGACGCTGCTGTGAGCCGTACAGCGTGTCTGAGGCACGTGTGAACGCCCCTATGGAGTCTCCGGCTCTTTGAAACAACAAATCTAGGCGAGCAGTAGCCTGCGCGTTGGCAAGTTCCGCTCCGGTTAAATCGCCCAGACCCTTGGCAGCGAGATATGCATTGATCTCGTTCTGCTTCATGGCGACACCGAACTTCTCAATCGGGTCATACTCACCACGGAACAAGGCCGTGATAGCTAGTAGCGCGTCTTGTACGTCATAGCCATAAGTGGTTGCAAGGTCTTGAGAAAGCGTTACAAGCTTTTTTGTTTCAACGCCAGCTTCTTTTGTACTGAATCCGTACTGCTTTAGCACCGAACCTAGAAATACTGATGCCTGGGCTGCCTGTTGCTGAGACAGCCCGTAATCCTCTACCTCTTTGATAAAGCTTGATAAAGCAGGCGTAGCAGTTTCAAAAGTCTGCTGCAAGGCAAGAAGGTTACGTTCAAACTTCTGAGTAGCGTCAATTGACGTGTTTACAAAGTCCTTAGCGCTTGCAATTGCCTGAAAACCAGCAAGGGCACCGGCAGCTTTACCAGCGGCTACTGCCATGCCACCGAACTTTGAGCCGAGGCCTTGTACGGCTGCGGATGCTTCTTTTACTCCGCCAGACTTGAATACCGACAGGATCGGCATAATGATGGGTGCAAGTGCCATTAGCTCTCAAGCCTCCTATTTACTGTAACTACTGCTCTTTTCAATACTTTTGTAACATCGGCCTTAAAAGCTGGTGTGTGCGCTTCTACCGCAGGATAGGCGTATCTGGACGGCTTAGATGCAGCCATACTCCCTGAGTTTAGCTTGAGTAGCCAGTTGTCAACGTTGGCTTTGTTTATACGGTGCCGTCTTGTGATTTTACCTTTACCAAAAAGGTTAATGTCATAAGGCTTGGTTAACGTGCCGCTTCTAGAAGCCTTCTTGGTAACGCCAGCCATGTCTGCAACAATAAAAGCCGGTGCCCTTACTCGGATGCGAACAATCGAAACGGTGCCATCTTGCGCTGCCTTTAGAGCGGCGAGAGCTTTGCCTTCTTTTCTGTTTTTGTAGTTGACATCAATTCCAGACCTTCCGCCTGTTCTGCGAGCTTCCGTCCAGCTTAGGCGACCATACTGAGTGTACATTCTGTCATAGGTTCTGCCCCTACGTCCTGGCTTTGACTTTGGGCCACCTAAAGGCCCCATTGCGTCCACTCCCCTAAAAGCTTTGCGAACAGCTTTTACAGCATCTTTACCAACGTACTTTGCGTCTTTTTTGAATTGGCGTAAAACTTCTGGGCCTATGTTCTTTAACTCTCGCTCAAGCGCTGCAAGATTAGAGATTTGTATAGTGCCCTTGTCTCCGTTGCTTGCGCCGCCTGAGCTTAGGTCGCTATAGTTACCCTTTGCACCAGTAGCTAGGTACGCTACCTGGCCCGCCCTAGCTGCGGCAGCCAGTATTTGACCTATTGCAAATGCAGCCAAGAGTACCCGCCTATCTATTAGTCAATTCTATCGCAATAAGAAAACCCCCTCCGGAGAGGGGGCATCCTTACTTCTTAGGAGTGTTCTTTGCAACCATCCAGCGGTACATCGTCCACAGCATACGATCGTCAAGCTGCAAAAGCTCTCTTGGCGAAATCCCTGTTTCCACAGCCATTCCAGCTATGTACCAGTGAGACGAATCATCGCCAAGACCCTTTATTTTGGGTCTGACTCGCTTTCGCCTACACCTTCAACAGTATCTAGCCACTGGTCGTAGGTTAGCTTTGTAGATTTGGTTCGCTGCTCTGAGTGCCACGCTAGGAACAACAAGTGTCCTAGGCGCTGCTCTGAAGCGAGCTTTCCGACTGAAATATTGAACTTGTCCTCAAAGGCAACCAAGTCAGCAGTGCTGGCAGTAATTGTCTTTTCAGTTTCGTCCGCGAATTTGATCAATAGGTTGAATCGCATTTTATTTTCCTTTAGTTATTATGAGGTTGCTATGGTGATTGCACCGCTTGTTGGAAACGATACGCTAAACGTGGCCAAATCGCCCACTGCGCCGCTTACTGGTGTGAAGCTTGTCACAAGCGCGTTAAACGAGTATGAGGGCGTGGTTGCTGAGGCTACTGTACCGTTAGCGGCAATTAGCACGATCGGGATAACAGTCCCAATTAGATCCTCGAAGGTGTCAGATACTCCACCTGTGCCGAAGTCAGAGTGGAAGTCTAGAGACACGGTGCCTGATTTTAGCCCACCGATGACCTCGACATACCCGGCACTCCCAAAATCTGTTGTTTCGACTTCGGATGAATTTATAGTTAGCTCGGCCCGCGCACATGATGCCGAGACGTCTACCGAGTTAAGCGTTACTGATGTGGATGTTACTACGAATTTTGCCATTTTTATTTCTCCTATTATGCCAAGACGGTGACTGTGAATTCAGCCGCCAGATAGTTCTGATCGTTTATGATTATCGAACCCATTCCGCTAGAGCGTTCAACCCGAAGATCGTACACTTCACCAGAAAGCGTCTTATCTGATTCTATCGCAACTTTCACGGACTGACTTCCCGTGGCATCGCAATAAGCATCAAGCTTACGTTGCATCTCTCGCTCGGCTGCTCGCCCAACTACTACCATTACAACGAAACTGTAGGTTGTTAGCCCGCCCTGCATAGCACCATCGTAATCAACGCTATCTAGGTTGATAATGCCGATAGGTGGCGTCGGGTTGTCAGGCAACTCAGCCGCAGTCCTAAGTCCACTAATTGTGCCTAGGTTTGCTGCCAGTCTGGTGCGTATGACTGTTATAGAAGCCATTAGGCCATCCGCATCTTCCGGTAAGGCCCTAGTAGTGCTTCAATATCTGGGTCAACACGGCTTACTCTTACTACTCCGATGTCACCGAATCCTGCGACTCCAAGCGGGCTGTCGTAACGCTTGAACTGGCGTATTGCCAAAAGGTTGCAAGCTTGCTTTACGTCTGTCGGGATGGCTGCCCCGTAACCGAACACGCCCTCTACCTTGACTGTAGCTTCTTGGTCAAGTGTGGGAAACAAGTAATCGCCTATTGCGCGGATGCGGGTGTACGGGCTGTATGTGCTGCCAGCCAAGCCGTTTAGTGGCTCCAACTGATAATCGTTTGCCGTCCAGGTTATGTCAAAAACGCCATCTGCGCCAGAAGAAGTCTTTAGCTCTGTAAGCGTAGATAGGTCGTCTATTGAAACCAAGTAGTTGCTGTCAGGTGCAAAGACCCTTGTAGCTGTAGTTGCCGAGAATACTCGTTCGCAGTGTGTGTCTATCTGTCGCGATGCGGCCTCTACACAAGTCTCAAGTAAAGAGTCGTCTACGTTGTCAGTAATACGTAGTATCGCTTTTACCTCTACAAGAGTTGTGTATCCATCAGTAATTGCCATGCGTCTAGTTTACCTTTATCAGTCTCATGTGACTATTTGATTGAACAAAGAAGAAGCCCCCATAGCAACCTATAACCATGAGGGCCTCAACCTATTTCGTTAGATTAGCTTGCGCCGCCAACGAAGTACTTGATCTCGGTGTTTGACGTTAGGTCGCCATCAAGACGCATGGTGAAACGCCAAGTTACTAGATCGTTCTGGAAAGCGAAGTCGGTTGACGAAGCGACATCTAGGCCACCCGCCAAACGAACCTTGTAGCTGTCCAATGAACCTGCAAGTACAGACTTTGCGTCAAGAGCGGTGTCTGCCATGTGAGGGTTCTCTACTACGTTGAAGCCAGCAAATGTGTCCTGACCTCCTGGGCCTACCTGAGAGATGTTGTATAGGTAGTTTCCAGCGGTGTCCTTTAGCTTGCGAGCGGCACCGATTGATGAAGTGTTCATCATCAGACCGAATGAAGCCTTGCGACGGGTAGCTGCATCAACCGAGTAAATTAGGTCAATTAGGTTGTCAGCGGTAAAGGCACCAGTTACGCCAGTAGCTCCGGTTACACCAGCGCCAGAAGCGGTAACAATACCGTTTGGCTGTGATGATCCAGTTCCAGTGGTTAGAGCAGCGTTGACTGCATAGCCTATGCCGTTACCAGCTTGCTCGGCTAGGTGTGAGCCTAGGTCGAAGCCTGCGTCGGTTACTAGCTCTGAAGCTGCCTGAATGATCCCGCCGTACTTGTAAGCTCCAAGCGTGATGCTTGCATATGTAGGCTCTACGTCGTCTAGTGCTACTCCGGCACCCTTTAGGGTCATAGCTGAGTAAGCTGACAAAGTTGGGATTGTGAGGTCTTCGCCTGAAGTCGTCTGGATGATTCCAGGAACGTCAAGCATTGGGCCTACTGAACGTGCAACACTGAATACCTGGTCGTAGAACGACTTAGGAACGGTGTTTGTAGATGGAACTAGAGCGGCACGCTTCTCGAAGGTGTGTCCACGCTGCTCGCCCGATGCCATTGCACGGAAGATGTCAGATGCGGAACGCTCTTCGGAAACAGCAGGAATGAATCCCTTAGCTGCTACGGATGCCTCTAGTGCGCGAGCATCGTTGCGGGTTGCAGCGGCGATTGTCGCGTCAGCCTTTGCGATGTCGGCTTCGATTGCATTGATCTTTGATAGTTCTTCAGCGTCAAGTCCGCGTGCCTCAGAGTCAGCAAAGTCTAGGACTTCTCTAACCTGTGTAATGAGGTTGTTGCGGAGTTCTTGCTGAGATTTGATAAACTCAGACATTTTAGTCTCCTTAGTTATTTTTGATAGATTTGCAGTGGCGCTGACGCTCAAC